ATAAATGTGTTGAGTATTATAATTCAACACAAAATAAAGATATAACAAACGTAGTATATGATCAATGTACTATAAGTGAGTTTGAAGCTACAATTGCATATGAGCAAGAAAAATACAAAGAAGATGGAGTATATCCTAATATGCTAGTTACTATAGATCATTCAGCCTTATTTGCTGTAGATAAATATGAGAAGGACAAATTTGATATGCTAGGTCATTTAGGAGAAGCTTTAACAAGATTGAAGAAAAAGTACCCTATTGCATTTGTTGTATTAAGTCAACTCAATAGGAATATAGAAGACCCTAGAAGGGCTGAAGATGGTACTTATGGTAATTACATTTTAGATTCTGATATATATGGTTCAGATGCCTTACTGCAACATGCGGATATAGTAATTGGCATTAATAAACCTTCAGGTAGAAGAATAAGAATGTATGGTCCAGAAAAATTTGTAATTGAAGATCCTGAAACATTAGTATTTCATTGGTTAAAATCTAGAAATGGAACGACTAAAATAAGCTTTTTTAAATTAGATAGAAGTTGTATGAGAATAAGTGAAATGGACGTACCTGCACAAGGGCAAAAAATATCAATAAGATAAATATGAATATACGAAAAGAAAAAGAAAAAGAGTTCTTAACAGAACACCTGGGTACATTAAAAAAAGCAAAAGTTGCTGACCCATTTTTTACAATAAAAACAGCTTTCTTTAAGAAAGGAAAGTATGGTAGACAAGTTCAATTTTTTGAATGGGAACTAGAAAAAGCAGAAGATATTTACATAGAATTTTACGATAATGTTTATGATGAAAATAGAACATTAACAGATGTTATACCTATGTATGAAAAAAGATGCTTATTTAAACATAAGCATAATCCTTTTTATAAAGAGGAGTATGAGTTAAAAGAAAGTACTAATTCACAAGGTAACCCTTATAGTAGTTATGTTATATCTGTATCAGAATTAACAGCAATACTACCTGATGGTAAAGAAGTTACTTATAATGAATGGGAAAAAATACAAGAAGAACCTGAAGTTAAAGAACAAAGTACATTAAGTATATTTCCTGATTTTGAACAAAAGAAGGAAGAAGACGACCCTAACTATGTTCCGTGGAAAGAAGATAAAGAAGCGGATAAAGAGAGGAGAGATCCCTTGCTTATAGTTTTAGAAAGAATAGCAGAAGCATTAGAAGGAATAAAACATGAAATATTAAGAAAATGAGTATAATACTTCCAACAAAAAAAGTAAAAGCTGAACAAGTTAACCCTAAGAGGTTAATTATATATAGTAAACCAAAAGCAGGTAAAACTACTGCCTTTTCTATGTTAGATAATAATCTAATATTGGATTTAGAAGGTGGTAGTGGATATGTTGATGCACTAAAAGTTGATGTACCTGATCTAAAAACATTATTAGATACTGGTAAAGCAATTAAAGAAGCTGGTAAACCATACAAATATGTAACTGTAGATACTGTAACAGCCTTAGAAAATATGATAATGCCTTTAGCAGTTAAGCTTTACAAAGCTACACCTATGGGTAAAAACTTTCAAGGTGATAATGTAACTACATTACCGAATGGTGCTGGATATTTATATATTCGTCAAGCTTTCTTTCAAGTTTTAGATTTTATTGATACATTAGCACCCACAATTATTTTATCTGGTCATATCAAAGACAAAGTTGTTGATGATGACGGAGAAATGGTTATGGCTGCAAATATTGACCTTACAGGTAAAATGAAATCTTTAATTTGCGCTAATGCTGATGCCATTGGGTATATGTATAGAAAGGGTAGTAAAGCAATTTTATCATTTAAAAATACAGATGATGTAACTTGTGGAGCTAGACCAAAACACTTAAGAGATCAAGAAATTGTTCTAACTGAAATGAATGAAGAAGTCCTAGAAAATAACTGGGATAAAATTTTTGTCTAATAACTAATAAAAAAAAGAAAAACAAATGGGATTAAGTACAACTGATCTAGGAACAGGCAAAGCTGGGTTGCCTAAAACAATTTCTCCAGGTAATCACGAGCTTAAAATTAATAATATTAAGCTTGAAGAATTTAAATTTATTAATGGTGCATACCATATCATACTAGATGTAGAAACTAAACCAATTGATGGTTTTGAAGGGTTCTTTAGAGATAAGGATGATGAAAGTAAAGGTAGATATGAAGGTCAAATAGGTAGACTAAAAGCAAGTCAATATGCATTTGCTGATGGTCAAACTAAATCTGGAGTAAAAATTGAAAGAGATAGATCTATCTTAATATTTTTGCAAAATTTATCAAATGCACTAGATATTAACGATTGGTTTCTTGAGCAAGATGGTTCACACGAAACTATTGAGGATTTTGTAAAAGCATTTAATGAAAGTGCTTCTTACAAAGATAAATTTCTAGAATTTTGTGTAGGTGGTAAAGAATATATGAGTAAATCAGGTTATGTAAATTTTGATTTACATCTTCCTAAAGCTCAAAATGGTAAGTATGCTTTTGGTCAAATAGAGTGTGGTAAAACACTTATCTATGATGAAAATAATATGAACCACCTAAAAAAATTACCAGTTAAAGAGGTAGAAACTTTTGGAGAAGATTCATTTTCTGCAAATGGTTCAGCTGATTTTGATTTAGATTAGGTATAATAGCCAGCCAAAAAAAAGGGGGGTTGCATATATAAATGTAGCTCCCTTTTTTATTTAACTTTATTACTATGATTTCAACAACAAATTTAATTACAAATTTTAGTGATGTAAATGATGAGTGGATTTTTGAATATTATTTAAACTTACCACAAAAATTATCAGGACAAGATGTAAAAATGAAGTCAGTATTTAATAAAGATAAAATACCGTCCATGTTTTTATACTGTAAAGATGGTAAATATAAATTTAAAGACTTTTCATCTGGCTTTCAAGGTGACGGGATTGAATTGGTAAAGTGTATGTTTGGATTAGATACAAGAGGTCAGTCTATAAGTAAGATTATTGATGCTTATCAAGACTATGTAAAAAATCACAATATACAAACCACTGTGATCCAACAACATGATAAATGGAAAGTATCTGATTATGAAGTTAGAAATTGGAATAATTTTGATGCTGAGTACTGGACATCCTTTAATATTAATACAAAAATATTAAATGAATATAATGTGTCTCCATTAAAATATTTTACAATGGATAAAGACTTAGTAGATGGTACTACAAAGACTTTAAAATTTAGTAAAGCATATACTTATGGTTACTTTAGAGATACTGGAGAGTTGTATAAAATTTATATGCCAAAAAATCCAGATAAAAAGTTTATTAAAGTTCAAGATTATATACAAGGTAAAGATCAACTAAAACATAACTCTAAATATTTAATGATTACATCTTCATTGAAAGATCTAATGTCATTTAAAAGAATGGGTATCCGTAATATAGAATGCATTGCTCCTGATAGTGAGAATAGTTTTATTCCAAAACATTTATTGAAAAGTATAACTACTAATTATAATAAAGTATTTGTATTATTTGACAATGATGGTCCTGGAATTAATTCTATGAAAAAATATAAAGAAAAATATGGTTTTGATTATGTAGTCTTAGATATGGAGAAAGATTTATCTGACTCTATTAAGGTACACGGTCTTACTAAAACTAGAGAAGTTTTATTACCTCTGTTAAAAAATTTGATATGAAAAAGAATAAGTATCCTTGGAAAATAGAGATAGATGCTCCATTAGCTAAGTCAGGAAAAAGACTTATAGACTTTAATGAAAAGTTGATTCCAGAAGGTGCTGTAGGATTTGTTTACATGATGAACTACTTAGATAGTAAAAGTGGAATAATGTACGCCTACATTGGTAAGAAAAACTTTTACAGTAAGAGAAAGAAAAAGTTTGGAAAGAAAGCGCTAGCTGCTATGACAGACAAAAGAGCTAAGAAGTATGAAATGGTCACTAAGCTAGACTATGAAAACTATTTTAGCAGTAATAAAGAACTAAAACAAGCATACAAGGATGGTAAATTAATATACAGAACTATTCTTAAGATTTGTTTTAGTAAAATGGAGCTAACTTATGAAGAAACCAAAGCACAGTTTAAGTATGAGGTTCTTGAGAGAGATAATTATTTGAATGGAAATATATTAGGAAGATTTTATAAAGGAAAAATATGAAACTAAGCAATAAGGAAATAAAAAACTTATTGGAAATGCTACTATCTGATGATGAAGATAATCATTATATGGCGTTTCAGGTAATTAAACAATCAGATATTACAGATGTACACGCCTTAATGGCATTATATGTATATGGTAAACCTAACAAAAAAGAATGGATGCTAAATGCTTTTAAACATTACTGTGCATTAACACAATATTGTGATCCTGAAGAGTTAACTAAAGTTAATGTCCTAGGGTTTCTTGGGTTTATAGAAGATAGAAAAGACTTGCTTGAGGTGTGTTTTAAATACTACATTCAAAGCACTATTGATTTAGCAAAAACTTTGGGATATAAAGATTTAAAAGTAAAATTAATCAAATGAATAGACAAGATTCACTGAGTAAAACATCAAAAGATTTGATGTTAAAGGAACCCTATTATGGTTTCTTTTTATTAATGTTACACAAGAGTTGGAGTGATCAACTACCAACTGCAGGTGTATGTAAAAATGGCATTAATTTTCAATTGATGATCAATGAGAAGTTTTGGACTGATCTGTCAGAAGATCACAAACTAGGACTACTGAAGCATGAATTACTGCACATTGCATTTCAGCATCTTACAACCTTCACTATGTTTAGTGATAAGAAGCTGGCCAATATTGCAATGGATATGGAGATAAACCAATATATAGATTCTAGTTGGTTACCTGAAGGAGGTATAGATATAAATGACTATGCTAATCTTAATCTAGATAGGAAAGCTGGTTCTAGATATTATTATGATAAGCTTAAGCAAGCTCAAAAAGATAAGGAAGATACTGGATCCTGTGGAGATGATAACATGGATAAGTTGCTTGATGGTATGGAGCAAGGTCAATGTCAAATTACAATTGGAAAAGCTAGTGGTAGAGATGGAGATAAGGAGGTTAATGTTCCTGATCATGAGTGGGAAGAGTTTGAAAACATGTCTGATGCAGAGAAGAAGCTTATTGAAAAACAACTTCAAAGAGTTCTTACTGAAGCTCAAGAACAGACAATTAAGAAGAGAGGGTATATACCAGGTGAGATATCAGGTCTTATTAAGCTTGATGAAGTTATACCACCTAAATTTAATTGGAAAAATTATATCAAGCGCTTCAC